CTGCACTTCCACCTCCGGCTTTCATTTCCTCAAACATTCCGTTTTTGGCGCACAGAATACGGCTGCGTGACACATACACATATCTCGGAGGGTATTTCTTAAACAGTTCGCCTCTAGCCTTTCCCTCCAAAAACTGTAATTTAAGGAACATGAACACTTTTCTCCCGTCCGGTATGATCGTCATTGCGTGCTCAATAAACTCTTTCGCATACTTATATGGAGGATTGGTAAGAATATCGCCATCCCACATTTCTGTTGTCTGCAAGAAGTCTATTCCACCCTCTCCATACCCTCTGTCGATAAGGTCCGTACTGCGTACCTCGTACCCAAGTTCTATGAGACGTTCTGATAAGTGTCCTTGTCCTGCAGAGCACTCCCAAATCTTATGATTCAGCTCTGCCCCCCCCTGTAACAATGCATCTACTGCGATAGGGTCTGTCGCATAGTAGTCGTTAATCTCTCTTTCTTTCTCTGTGTGGTTGGATGCGCCAAGGGTTGTAAAAATACTCTTGCCGTTTCCGGTCCAATCTTTTCCCATCTCTGATCTCCTTATAAATATCCAAATCTATAACCATATATGGATTCCAGTTCTCCACGGCATACCTTACCAACCGAGTTCGGCGGTAGATTGTACAGACGTTCCGCCTCCCGGCATGAGAAAAAGATTTCTTCCTCATCGCCTATGCAGATAACCATTCTGTGTTTCCCTGGCTTGTCCTTGCGGTTTCCGCACTGTACGCCCTTGTCCGCCCATCTGAGGTTGTATATGCTGTTGTCGAACCTTTCCATGTTATTTATATGGTCTACGGTGTCATACCGCCGTCTATCTCCCATGAAGAAAGTCTGCATAACAATCTGGTGTCTCTTAAACCGTACTTGGTTCCCATCCGTGTCTGTGAACATACTGGAAATATCATATTTATCTCCGTATGCCATATTGCAGAGGATTCCGTTTCTTATAAGCCTCCCAAATGTTGATATGTAGCAGTTGATGTTGAAATCATGCACGCTCTTAACTTCCAAATTCTCATCGAATTTTACAAGTCTAGTGACTTTTCTCCATTTTTCTTCCTTGCCCGGGTACTTCCGGCGGATGTAATCAAAAGTTTCTGATTCTCTCATAACTTCTCGAATGTGTATACTGAATGTCTCGTTGTTACTGTGATTTTTCCTTTTATCTCAATATAGGAAATTGCCATACTCGTTGTGAGTTCTCCGACATATGGTGTGCCATCGGCATTTGAGATCCACTGAATTACCATCTGTTCTCCGATTCTCACGTTTGGCTTGGCACATATTCTTCCTACTCTGTCAGGGTATCTCCCATCTGTCCGGGGATTGCCCTCCCGGTCCGTTATTGAAACCACTTTGTAATTTCCCATAGTGTTCTCCTTAAAACAAATGGAACAAAAGCAGATCCTCATTGTCCGCCGGATCGCATTTCTCTTTCCATTCCAGTTTTCTCACGACATCCCACGTTTTCAGGCAGATATTGGATAAATCATATTTTTCATATACTCTACGGTCGATGAACAACCGCATATCCAAATCCTCTCCATAGAGGTTGCAGCTCATATATTTCAGATTGCGAATATCATCATCCGTTGCCTCGGCATGGAGCGTTACTGTGATTCCGTCCAACTGATTAAGGATCTTTCCGTAATCATCCATTGATAAACAAGCCGTGTACAGATACACTCTCTGCCGTTTGTTCTGCTTTTTCAGTGCCTTGATAAATCTCAACAGGCTGTCCGGGTTGAGCATTGGTTCTCCGCCGGTTATCACAACTTCCTCATAGTCTGAGAGAACCGAAATATCTCCGATACTCGCAACCTTTCCGATTGTCTCATTGCAGCATCCGGGGCATTTTCTGTTACAAGCTAATGTCACTATTACTCTCGCTGTCTTTTTCATGTTTCCTCCTTAATCCATGCCGTCATAAAGGCTTTCAGATAATTCAACCTGTTCGTCTGTCAAATCCCTAAGTGCATTGATTATCTTCATCTTTGTTTCTTTGCATGGGAAATATCCGTACTTTGCATATCTCAGCATCCGTTCAAAAGTGCTCATTGGAAATGGAATATCTTTATCAATTACAATCCGTTTAAGATGCAGATGTTCAAAAAACGCATCATCCATCAGGATTTTGTACTCAATGTGTGTTTCCGGTATTCCAATTTCCTCTAAGAAATGTTCATCTTCCAGAGTTTCAAACGGAAGTTCTTGGTTTTTCGCTACCGCACCAGTTTCATCCTCTACTTCCTCTTTGTAATATGCGAACTTCGTGATTGTGAAATCGAACTTATTCAGAATTTCTTCCGGTTTTCCAAATATTTTGCAACAAAGTTCAATCACAACACCTGTTTCAATGTGTTTGTACGCCTTTACATTGTCGTTTTCGTAGTGGAAATGATATTTCTCATCTCTTACATCGTCTCCGTCATATCCGGGTGTCTGGCTGTCAAAATACTGTACCGCATCATCAAAATCACTTTCATTCTCAAAGAAAATATCAAGGTCTTTTACCTTTTCTTTATTGAATATGTTTTTGAAACATCCTCCACATATAAATCCTTTGTGACCGGTCATGTATTCATCAAGCCAATTTAGCATCCAGAAGTTTTCTCTATCTCTCTTTATTAGAGCCATACTTCCTCCTATCTCCGGGCCATTGCTTCCTCGTATAACCGCTTATACACGTCCCTCTCGGCTGTGATTTTTGCGATTTCCAACTGTGTCTCAATGTCCGGCATCTCCACCTTTGCCACAACAGGCTCAGGTTCTTTCTTCTCCGGCTCCACTACTTCATTTGCGGCTTCCGCCCACTTCTTTACCAGATCATTCGATTTGATGTTAATTCCAATGCCTATACTTACTGCCAACGCTGCATCAATCTTTTTCATTTCCGCCATAGAACACTGTCCTATGTAATCTCCAACCTTATCCTTGTTTACCGTATCAATCTGCTCACAAAGCACGGTGGACGGATATTTTGAACTGTTGATTTTAACGTGTGTCGGCAACGGTTTCTTTTCCTGGGTGGTAAGGTAAACCACTTCCAATATGGGAGCTGCATTGTTGCCAATATCATTGCTTATGATTACCGCAGGTCTACCCCCCCCTGTACATTTCCGCTATATTCGCTCTCCTTGCGGATATAGAAGATTTCCCCTCTATAAAACTCTTTGCTCATAGTGTCCTCCTATTCGATTTCATCCTCCTGCGGCATCTCAAACACTCCAAGTGGTTGATCCGCCACATATTCACATACTAAGTCTCTGGGGTTTTCATCCTGTCCTCTTTCAAACAGCAAATTCATGGTGTAGCAGTCCATAAGCATTGAAATCGCCATTCTGCATTTTTCTTTCGTAGAATATCTGCCAATCACTACTCTGTTTTGTCCTACGAGGGCAGCAACCTTGTACCGCCCATCATATTTGCTGTCCGTGCTGTATTCTGTTACCTTGTCGTTGTTCAGAACTACCGCTCCATCCTGAGACTTAACAAACATCACGTTTTGCCTCTCTTTCCTTAATTCGCCCCATCTGGCGATTGATTTTGAAATCAATTCTATCCTCTACCTCTGCTACGCAGTTAAAGACAATTCCCAACTGCGTAAGCATGATCTGTACATCTGCAATTTCATCAATCACTGCATCTCTCATTTCCGCTGTTTTCTCATCACTGCGGCGGAATTTCAGAATGGCTTTGATGAGTTCGGAACACTCTTCAATAGCCATATCCTCCTGTGCATCGTTTCCATACGTTTCTACGATGGTGTTGAGGTTTCTCATCTGCTCCTGCGTCAATGTCTTTCCCTCCTACTTCAAAATTGTTGCGATCGCGATGATTACAATAAGAATTGCCGTAAGTCCAATCCCAATCCAGATAGGGAGAAGAACTAACCACCAAGACCATGTGATTACTTTGCATAATTTCAGAGTGATTAAGATAAGCTGTAACACTCCGAAAAATCCGATACCGCCTGATGCTTTTCCACTGTTTCCGTTACTGCTGTTGCTCATAAAACTGTCCTCCTGTTTACATATAAGTTGCTTCTTTGAATACGAATGTGTCCTCAGAGTCTACCTTTTCCGATAGCTCTCTCAGGCGCAGATCGTTGGAGCTGTAAATCTTTTTCTTTTTCATGTCAGCCACAAAAAACTCCTGCCCTGCCTGAATATACTCTCCCACTTTGCTCTTCCGGCAAATCTCATAGGAAGCATACTCAGTCTCTTTATCCTCTGCCTGTTTTCCCTTTGCGGTTTTTCCTAACATACCGTTTTTTCTCCTTTCTTTCATAATTATGTTTGTCCGACTAAACATTCTCTTCAAAAAAATTTAATGCAATCCGTCAGACCATCTATACAGAATAACGGCGGTATCTTCGTTAGGATAAGAAACTCCCAAGAATTTGCCATTAACTGTTTCGCAAGCCTCTGTTACTCTGTCCACGAATTTATTGAAGTCCTCTTTCACTGTCACATAATCGTGAAATCCCATTGTTCCCTCGTCTCTTTCGTGGTTTTCTCTCATTACCACCATCTGTTTTAATTTTTCCATATTGCCTCCTATTTCTTTACCTTGCAGTCTCTATATACATCCTCTTTTCCGATGAATAACTGCCCTAAGATTGCAACCAGAACATTTACCACGATACTGTTTCCGGCCTGCTTATAAAGCTGTGTGTTACTATTTACTTTCTCCGCCTTATGGAAATCTGCATCTGAGAAATCCATCAGCCGCCAGCACTCTTTTGGAGTGAGCTTTCTTATGCGGTACTCTGTGCAAACCTTTGAGTTCGCATCTCCATGCGTTCCGGCGGTCAACGTTGGAGAATTG